TGGACCACAAACTGATTGATCAAGCGCTGAACCAGTTGCTTTCCACAAAGGCCGTCGAGCGAACCCCAGAGCAGATCCAAGGTTTCGCTCATTTGGTTTGCAGTGCTGCCGGGGTAACGGCTGATGCGCCCCCATCAACGCTGTCCAGCCTGCCAGAACTGCATGCAGCTGTACTGCTACTCGCAAACCAGTTGGACGTTGTGTCCCTGAATCCAAATAGCACCGTTACCACGGAGTTCCGCCTGTCTAATCGCGCAGCCCCAAAAATTGCAGTCTACATCCACAACCCTCATGGGTTTGACAACGGCAAGACCATTCTTTCGGGGTACGGCAACTCCCCAGCGGAAGTGCTGCGCTCTCTCCGAGACAACGCCTATGACCTTTGCAAGCTGGGGGCCGACGCCTATGACCTCTCCAGCCTGGAGGCCAAATGACCGCCAACGTCGGCCAGCAACCAATCCGGCTGCTGCCCGCACCAGATCCGTCCACCATCGAGATGCTGCACCACATCTTCGGCGATGTGCTTATTCCCATGGAAAAGGTGCACGCGCACTACTTCAAAAACATCAACGAGAAGACGTTTACCGAGGCAATCAACAGCGGACGGATTCAGTTGCCGGTGACCACCTTGGATCTCAGCGGTAAAGCTCTGCGTTATGCACACATCAGGCATGTCGCGGCGCTGATCGATATTCGTGCTTACCAGGCGGACCAGGCCATGCCGAGACCTCATAGCGATTCGGAGGAAAACTGACATGTCACTTCAAGACTATTGCCGGCACTGCCGGGCACAGTTATCGGCGGACAGAACACCCGACCGACTTTGCGGGCACTGCAGCTATCTCGCCGCCGACTACCGCCTATACGACGATCTGCGCGAGGAAGGCTACATGCCGTACCAAGCCAAGCTGATGTGTGGCGTGGCCGATCCACCAGATCCTGATCACGAATAAACCTGTTCCAACACTGCTGCCACCACCAGCAAGGAGTTAATACCGTGACAACTACCCGCCGCAAAAGCTGCATCGTCCATGGCCCACAAGGTTGTGGAAAAACGCGCAATGCACGCGCCCTGGCGAAGGCACTGAAGCTCAAATTCATTTTTGACAACTGGGTACCAGGTACACCGGCGCCACGCCTGAACCATCTGATTCTCACCCATTACGAGCATCGCGAAGACACGGACGGTCGCACAGTCCTGCGCTTCGAAGATGCAATGAAACTGGTTCGCCCTCCCAAGTAAAACCCAGCAGCTGCCACCACCAGCTTAAGTGACACCACAGGAGCACACCACATGACATTTTTTGAAGTTTTCGCACTGGTCACCTTCGTAATCGCACTCGCCATTTTGTATTGGGTCGGGTATCGGGGCGGCTCGAAGGATGGCTGGGCTGACGGTTATGACGATGGCCACACTAATGGCTATATCGAGGGCATCGAGGAGGGCGAGTCATCGAATGCTACCGCTCTTGAAAAGGCCACGCGCCGATGCGAACGCCTGGAACTGCTATTGCTCAGGGAACCCCAGGATCGTCAGATCCTTCTGGCCATCGCGGGAAAACTCAAACTCGCCGCCGACTTCTTTCGCGCGATCAAGTCGGAAGGCCACGCAACTCAAGCACTCATTCTGCGCGACCACGCATTGAGCATGGCCGCCGAGTTGGATTTCTTCTATCAGGAGGACGCAGCATGAGTCGCCCAATCCCAATGCTGCGTCTGACGCCCCAGGCCGCTGGAACACTGCAACAGCAGTACACCAAGGCTATGAAGGAACTGAGCGCAGTGACTCGCCATAACAAAGAGTTCGACCGGCAGTTGAAATCGCTGATCGGTTACGACGCCCTGCGTGAATTGCATAAGGCAGCTGACAATGCCCTGTTGCTGGCAGATCTCGTGAAGGAGGCCGCATGAACTGGATCCTCACCCACACCGGCAAGCATTTTGACCTGTTCGAACCTGACGCCGACATGATCGACCCACGGGATATTTCCCACTCACTGGCACACCTCTGCCGCTTCAACGGTCACACCCGCGAGTTCTACAGCGTGGCGCAACACAGCTGCATCGTCGCCGAGCTGGTGCCGGAAGAACACAAGCTCGCGGCCTTACTCCACGACGCGCCAGAGGCGTACCTGGGCGACATGACCAAGCCACTTAAACAGTGGATACATGCATACCAGGACTTTGAAGACTGGGTATGGCAACGCGTGTGCCAGCGCTTCGACATTGCTGCAGAACTTCCTCCATGCGTTCACCAGGCCGACTTGATTGCGCTGGCCACCGAACGCCGCGACCTCATGCCAACCGATCCGGCTATCTGGGATTGTTTGGTCGGCATACAACCTATGGCCGAAATCATCCGTCCATGGCCTGCCGCAGAAGCCCGACTCACCTACCACCAGCGCCTGATGGACCAACTCGCTGTCGAACATCGGAGGAAAGCGGCATGAAGAACCAACAGGAAAACACCAGCGCCCTGCCCGCTTTGCTCCGCAGCACCAGTGGTGTCGACACGCCAGAAACAAACAGTCTCTGCTGCGCAGCAGCAGGCATTATTGCTCCTTCAAGCGCCACTGCCGAGGCACGTATACCCCACGAAAAGCTGCGCGGGGCAGCGGTCAATGATGCAACGCTTACCGCTTCGGGACGCCCGCCTGCGCAGCCTGTCGTGGGGTATATGCACGTTTCGGGGAATTGCTGCTTTGCCGCGCGGGAGGCCTCCCATGCTTAAGCGCACCCTCACCCACTTCCATCTTTGCTGCGGCCTCGGCAGCGGCGCTGCTGGTTTCAGCGACTCCAAACCGGTCCTGGGACCTGTGCAAGCTGAATGGCGCTGCCTGGGTGGCGTCGACGTCGACCCCGCCGGGTTGCGCGATTTCCAAATGATGACCGGTGTGCCTGGCACGCTTATGGATCTGTTCACACGCGAGCAGTTCACCGCGTTCCATGGCCAGCAGCCTCCCACCGGTTGGAAGGAAGCCACCGCCGAGGATCTGCGCCGCGCTGCCGGCAACGAAGATCCGGATGCAGTGTTCATCAGCAGTCCCTGCAAGGGTGCCTCGGGCCTTTTGTCCGAGACCATGAGCCAGACGCCCAAATACCGGGCGCTCAATGAGCTGACGTTGCGTTGCGTATGGCTGATGTGCGAAGCCTGGAAGCACAACCCGGTGTCGCTGATCGTGTTCGAAAACGTACCGCGCTTGGCCACTCGTGGCCGGTACTTGCTGGACCAGATCACCAAGCTACTAAGGCACTACGGCTACGCGGTGGCTGAAACCACCCACGACTGTGGCGAAATTGGCGGGTTGGCCCAGAGCCGCAAGCGCTTCTTGCTGGTGGCCAGGCACGTCGAGAAGGTGCCGGCGTTCCTGTACGAACCAGAGAAACGCAGCCTGCGTGCCGTCGGTGACGTGCTGAGCCGCATGCCGCTGGCAGGCGATATAGATCAGGCAGGGCCGATGCACCGTGTGCCGGCGTTGCAGTGGAAAACATGGGTACGCCTGGCCCTGGTCGAGGCCGGGAAGGATTGGCGCAGCCTGAGCCGGTTTGCGATCGAGGACGGACACCTACGCGACTTTGTGATCGTGCCTGACTACCACAACGGCGTTCTCGGGGTTGTCGATTGGGACCATACAGCCGGCGTGGTCGCAGGTGCGAGCCGGCCTATGAACGGCAAGTTTTCCGTGGCTGATCCGCGACCCACCAACAAATTCGAGTACACCCAATTCGGCGTGCTGCCCTATGACCGCCACTGCGGTGTCGTAACCGGTCAGCGCAGCCCGGGGCAAGGGACGTTCAGCGTTGCTGACCCGCGCATGACCGGCGAGCGCCACAATAATGTGTTCCGCGTGGTGCGCAATGACCAAACCGCCGGCACTGTCACTGCGGGACACGGGCCGAGCTCTGGCGGGCAGGCCGTGGCCGACCCTCGGCAACCGTCCAAGGGTTTCGGCAAGTATCTGGTCACCGACTACAGCAAGCCGGCCGGCACCGTCATCGCCGGCAGCACCACCGGGCAAGGCGCCTTCGCCGTGGCAGATCCCGCCTATAAAACATGGCACCCGAATGCCAGCACGCAAAAGTTGCGGATCACGCCCTGGTGCGAGAGCGCCAAGACCGTGACTGGCTCGCAACAGGTTGCCAGCGGCGCGTTATCGATCGCAGATCCTCGCCCAGGAATGTCGCGCAGCAAGGGCGATGCGTACCTGACTGGCGGGCATTACGGCGTGGTCGAATACAGCGCACCGGCCGGCGCCGTATCTGCCAGTGCTTGCCACGATAACGGCCGCTGGTCAGTTGCCGATCAGCGCATGCCGGCGCACAACGATCGACTGACCTGCATGATCACCAGCCTCGACGGAACCTGGCACCGGCCGTTCACCACTCTGGAGTTGGCCGCGCTGCAATCACTGTTCGACCCAGAAGATCACTGGTCAGCAGATCCACAGACCGCCCATGAGATCGAGCGCATGCAGCGCGTTCGCAAGATTGAACAGGCGGGAGTCTTCCGTCTGGACGGAATCAACGACGGCCAGCACCGGGAGCGGATTGGCAACGCCGTACCACGCGCAGCGGCACGGGCAATGGCGGATGTGTTCGGCATGACGCTGCTGCTTTCCGAGGCTGGGGAGACGTTCATGCTCAGCAACATTTCGGTTTGGGTGCAGCCGGTGGCGATTGCGCTGAGTGTGGCCCAGCACGAGGTTGGCGTATGACCGTTTTCCTTCTGCTGTACCTGTGCACGGACGCGCCCCGTACAGATTGCCAGGTGGTGAAGGCTGATAGCTGGAAGGGGCCTCATGCCTACGAACAATGCATTGACGTTCTGCCTGATCTTACCAAGGCGCTGACTGCGCCCAACCGGAAACGACACAGATTCGTGTGTGAGATCCAATCCGACGGCGCACAACCCGCAGAGCAGAAGCTACTGCCGTCGCGCGCTCATCAATCGTTTCGGATGTAACAGGAGGTTGAAAACAATGGCTTGTAAGCATGAAGACTTCAAGGCAACCGTGGGTGTTGCTCGCATCGAAAACAAAGGTCGGTTTATGGCAGAGATCAGCATCGTATGTATGCAATGCGGCGTTCCGATGCAGTTCATGGGCCTTGAGCCAGGACTCAACTATGACGGCGCCACTGTCAGCCTTGATGGTCTCGAGGCGCGCATTGGCATTCATCCTCGCGGCGAACGACCGAATCCCCTGCAGAAGCTTGCGGGCTATTCGATCCGCAATCACAACTGAGGCCCTGACCATGACCATCAAGCAAACGATAGACGGCATGCCGAAACGATACCGGGTAAGCATTGGCGAATGGGGTGTTTCTCGGCGTGAATCGGTATACCTGTGTTCTGACATTGATCAGATTAACGAAGGCTTGTGTAAACCGGTTACGCAAACCGATTGCCGAACTGATGTCGGCGTTACAGTTGGGCTAATTGATTCGATTATCACGACGGCGAGAGTTTTGTCTGGCCGCATCCTTGATTCCGTGGAGGTTCAGGAGGCCTTACGGGATTTCAGGGCGGATGAGGATGTGCGCGCCCTGCTAGTTGTGCCTGCCAAACCCGTCACTACCACCAAAACCGTAGCAACCATCATCCGCGACATCTGCGAGCATGAGCCAGATGACAATCCAGATTCTGTTCATATCAGCGTCAAAGCCCTTGAGCTGATCCTAATGCAGAACCTTGAGGGGCTGCACGCCTTACTGGATGCGCCTGCTGATGGTGATGCTTCGGGAGACCATCAATGACTACGCACAACATCATCAGCCTCAGCGGCGGTAAAGACAGCACGGCGACGCTACTGGTCGCCATTGCCTTAGAGGCACCCAACCTGCAGGCCGTCTTCGCGGACACCGGCAACGAGCATCAACAGACCCACGAATACCTGGATTACCTGGAACAAGCCACACGCACGAAAATAACCCGCGTGCGCGCTGACTTCACCCAGCGCATTGAAGGCAAGCGCCGATTCATCGAATCGAAGTGGCGGGCGCAAGGCATAGCAGAGGAGGTAGTGCTTGCAGCGTTGGACGTGCTGCAGCCAACCGGTAACCCATTCCTAGACCTGTGCATCTGGAAAGGCCGGTTCCCTAGCCGCAAGGCCCAATTCTGCACCATGGAGCTGAAACGCGACCCTATGCTTGAACAAGTAGTCATGCCTTTGATGGATGCCGGCGACATGATCCTGAGCTGGCAAGGTGTACGCGCAGACGAGTCGCTAAACAGACGATACCTGCCGGAGTGCGACGAAGTTGGTGGCGGCCTGTTCAATTACCGCCCGATCTTAAAGTGGGATGTCCCGGCGGTGTTCGAGGCTCACCGCTACATGGGCATCAAACCGAATCCGCTCTATTCACAAGGCATGGGACGCGTAGGCTGCATGCCTTGCATCAACTGCCGCAAAGATGAATTACGCGAAATTGCCCTTCGATTCCCTGAAGCGATTGACCGTATCGATCGCTGGGAGCGAACTGTCCAGCAGGCCAGCAAGCGCGGTGCTGCCACGTTCTTTGCCGGATCAAATGCCAAGCATCCGAAAGGCTCAATCGCGGACATGACTGCCATTGAAGTCATGGAGATCGCTAGCATTCGCCAGGCAGTTGAATGGTCCAAGACAGCCCGAGGCGGTATCCAATACGACCTACTGATTGCTACTGATGCCTCCGCCTGCTCCAGCGCCTACGGGCTGTGCGAGTCGGCCTGGGAGCCAATAACCGTGGAGGCAGCATGAGCGCAGCCCGTGTACTAGAGTTTGAAGACTTACAACGCGTAACCGGATATAGCCGCCGGGCTGACGTTGAAAAAGCGTTGCGCTCCCAAGGCATTCGAATTTTCAGTGGGCGAAGGGGGCCCTGGACCACGGTGGATTTGATCAACCAGGCGGGCGGGCTAAAACCCGTGGATACCGACAGCTACAGTGCGGACATCGTATGAAACGTGGTCGAAAGCGCCAACACAATCCAAACATCCCTGGGCACATTGACCAGACGGCTTTGCCGCGTTCGGTGTATTTCGACCATAGGGGCGCTGGGTGCTGGTACATCCTGTATTTCAATGAGGCCGGGCGGCGACAAAGGCAGAACCTTTGCGCGGGCAACGTGACGCTTTCAGAGCTTCACCGCCTCATTGAGGAGCGCAACGGCGTAGACCGCGACAGCCTGCAGTACCTCTGTGATGAATTCCACAAAAGCGATCAGTACAAGGGGCTCAGCCCCAAGACGCACGAAGACTACGTTTACTCTCGAGACGTTCTGTTGGCGTTCCCTACCAAGCTCGGCAAGCCGCTGGGCGATCTGGCAGTGTTGAAGTTCACTCCGGCGCTGGTCCAGCGGATCATCGATAAGATCGCCCAGGAAGGCAAGCCATCGAAAGCCGCTCACGCCCTGCGCTACCTGCGCCGCGTGATGCAATGGGGCCGAAACCGTGGATTCGTAAAGGACAATCCGGCCAAAGGTATCGAAGCACCAAAAGAGCGTAAGCAGCGCAGGCTGCCGGATTCGATCGTCATGGCCAATCTGATCAAATTCGCCTATCAGCAGGGTCAACTTAAGCGAGGAGAGAAAGGCGCATGTTCGCCGTATCTCTGGTACGTAATGGAAATCGGTTATCTGTGCAGGCTACGCGGTATCGAAACTATAACGCTGACCGACGAGAACGAGCTTGAGGAGGGCGTGCTTACCAACCGTCGTAAAGGCAGCCGGGACAATATCGTCCGTTGGACGCCTCGACTGCGCACGGCCTGGGATGCGGCCAAGGCTGTGAGGATCAGTACTTGGGAGAGAATGAGGAAGCCAGTGCCGTTCCGACCTGGCCAGCGCTTTCTGATCGTTTCAGCCAGCGGTGGCCAGTTGTCGAAGTCTGGACTCGACACAGCGTTTCAGCGGCTGATTACCCAGGCGATCGAAAATAGAGTGCTGACCGAAGAGCAGCGGTTTGGCATGCATGACTTTAAGCGGAAGGGAATCACCGATACCGTAGGGAACCGTGCAGACAAGCAACAGGCATCAGGGCATAAAGATGAATCAATGATGGATGTGTATGATCTGAGTTTGCCAGTAGTAAACCCGTCGGCAGAGTAACCTCAAGCCAAGGCGGAGCCGGTCCAGCGCAATTCTTCAGGCTTTTCATCTAGATGAAATACAGCCTTCTTTGCCAGAGCCTTACATCTGTCGTTGAGCACCTTGTTCACAGCTGGAGATAGAGGGTCATTGGGGGGAAGCGGCGGATCTATATGATCAATATGTGCATGACCCGCAAAGTCTTCTGGGTGATCAACAACCAGCGCCTCTAGGGCGCGAATATCCCCGGCAATTATCGTCGCCAAACCTGCGTACTCTGCGGCTAAGATCTCAACCGATTTTGCCTTACAGAAATCGTCGCCCATATTCCCGCGGATGACAGAAATCAGGGTTTTGCCTGCGGAAGGTCGAAACGCTGAATATTGCAATTCACCACGTTTCAACCAGGTTTTTCGTACGCTTCTAACAATCAGCTCATCATCCGTAATGGCTTCAGGCATATGCCGGTCTCGGTGCGAAGCTATGCGAGGTATAGCTGGTCGCAGGCGTGGCGGCATCTTGACTGAACTCGTAAAGCGACTGACTGAGAATGGCCCCTAATTGTCGCGGAATCGATTCGCTACGGCCGGACAGAGGATAAAAACCAGCTGCGCCGTCCATGTAAAATGAGAACATGGTGTCGCCGATTTCAAGGTTGGCAGATCCTCTTTCTGACTCCCAATCAAAGGCAATGGTGCCGTTTGGCATAGGAGAGATATCGGCGAAAGGCGCAACAATATAGATGTGCTGAACGGCAGCAATTGTCCGATCAATCGTTATCTGGCTCGGGGCTATAGATCCTTCACCAGCCCAACCATCGCGCAAATTCTTAATTTCCTCTACGACAGAGACTGCCTCTTGCAGCAAATAGTATGGCACGGCAGATCCTGGCTTATTTTTTGCCTGACGGTAGAGAGCACTTGCATAAAGAGACTGAATAGCGATGTGAGAAGAAATCGCTTGGGTAGTCTCGGTTGCATACGCTAGGGATTCGAGCATTTTAAACTTCCTGTGGGATCATCTGATCCCGGATGTTTTTCGTCATATCGAGGAAAATACTTTCGATTAGGCTGTGCGAGTCGTGTAGCACCGCGAGAAGTTTTTCACGATCAGGCCCGATATAGCTATGAGTGCATCCGAGTTCGACAACCTGAATCGGGGCGCCGTCTTTCACGCCTTCACCAAGGTTGACCTGAACTACGGCACCATCAGGTAGTTTAGAGGTGTAGTTCAGATTGAATTTGGCGTCAGTTGTGTCCTTGGTGATCTGGTCCATTGCACCTGGCAAACCTACCTCAAAT